GCAGCTAACGGATACGGAACGGGAAGATAAGGCGTATCAGGTACTTGCTATGGTAGAGGAGAATTACAAAGCAGGTAAAATCAGTTTGGATGACCTTATCGAGTTTCGACTTGGCGAGTTAATGAATGAGCGAATTGGCGTTTAGGGCTTCAGTGCGTTCTAGTGTTAGAGGACTTTGGAGCGGGGCTTTATCACACTCGCAATTTAACTCTGCGCTTTCATCGGCTATTAAACGCAATCTCACAAACGCCTGGCTAGAAGGGGCGAAAGTCTGCGGGGTGCTAGCCGACGAACTAAGCGAGGATGAGACAAGCGCATTGGTTGAATTTATAGCTGAACAAATCGGGTATATTTCAGGCTTTGCCAGTGCGATACGAGAAGGTGATAAGGTTAGCAAGGGGAAGTTACAGCCGCTTTTTGAACGGGCTGAGATGTGGGTGAATAGATATAATGATACAAGGGAACGGGCTAAATCATTAGCCTGTGGAAATAAAAAGTTGATATGGCAAGTCGGCCTAACGGAACATTGTAGAGATTGCTCTGGCTATAATGGCAAAGTATACCGAGCTAACATATGGGGTGAAATACGGCCTCAATCATCCTGTCTTGCTTGCGGTGGATTTAGGTGTCAGTGCAAGCGAGAAGTGACAGATAAACGGGCTACCAGGGGCAAGCCAGTACCTATGAGTAAATGTTGATGAAATTCATTGACCTACCCAAGCCGCATGGCTTCCTAATATGGCGTGGTAAGCAAACGGCTATTGCTTCGCCTACTCTTCTGGCTGCTGGTGAAAAGATGCTAGTCGTCAGCGATGGCGAGCCATACGGCGAGGCTATCCTATCGCAACCCGCAGCTGTGAATCTATCCGGCTTTGAGGATATGCAAAACTCCCACTGTGTCAGGCCAGAGGATCGCAAACTCTATTGGCCCGATGCTGATAAGTTCTTTGTGTATAAGTTCAAAAGCTGGACTCCTTATGAGGACTTTGTCGGCACTGGCAAAATATACGATGGCGAGGAAGCAGTCAAGCGTGTCTTACCTCGCAAGGGAGTCGAGATAAGCGGTGACCAGGCTGAAGTTATAGACTTGCCAGAGCCGACAAGTGAACAGCAGAAGTTACTCGAACAAGCCGAACGCTTACCTAAGACGCTTATCCTGTTAGATGAAGCAGTGCGCCTGGAAGATGGCAAGGCCGTATATTGCGGCGGGGTAGATTGTTCCAAGCTTGAGCCAGTGTTAGGAGCGACATTGGATGGTGCTAAGTCGGCTGATTCTCTACCACTCTATCAACTAGCATTAGTACGGATTCCACGATTAGCGTTCAAAGAAAAAAAAAGTGAGGTTAAAGCTATGCCCTATAAAATGGTCATGGATCACCCCGAATGTGATGAAGATAAACCCGTCGGCGTGGTCAACAGTGATACCGGCGACTTGAAGGGTTGCTCTAAGAACGAGGATATGGCAAAAAAACACATGGCTGCGCTTATGGCAAACGAAGGTAAGTCCCTTAAAGAACTTATAGCCGAAGCGCGGAAGTGCTACGATGAGGGTATGCCTATGCCGGCTATGATGTATGGCGGGCCGACTTCATTTGCTGAGTTTGAAGCTATAGAGGAAGAACACGAAAAGAGGATGGAAGTAAGAGAACTTACGTTTCGATTCCAGACTCTATCTAGTAATATCTTTAATTCGCCTGATATAGAGGATAAGGCATCGGCTTTAGCAGCTTTAGCGAATGAGTATGGCGGACTCGTTAGTCAAGCTGTGAAGTCCAGTGAGGTAGAGGAAGGTACGAAAGCAGAACAGGGCGGCTATCTCGTTACCGGCGAGGAAGGGAATCACTTGCCTACTCGCAAGAACGGTAAACTAGACCATCGGCTTATGGGGGCAGCCTGGGCCAGCCTTCATTCGGGATTCAGAGGGAATAAATATGAAGGTCCGGGCAAAGCGCAGGCTATAGCCAAACTAAAAAAACTGTATGAGTCTGAAGGCATGGACTTACCTAGTGAAAAGGGAGATGATGAAGTTGAGACTGATTTCAAGGTAGGTAAACGAATCCGGCAAAGTATGAAGGATAGACTAAAGGCAGCATGGGAAACAATCAAGGAAGTTATGGACTGGGCTGAACCAGTAGAAGATACCGCGCTGGATATGATGTCTAAGTCTATAGCTATTAAGCAAGTCAACGGTAAGCCCTGGTTTATTGCGTATAGCACTAATGCTTTTGAGGATAGAGAACAGGAGATATTCAGTACCAAGTCGCTTGAGTCATACGTGCTAGAAGCTGAAACGAAACAAGATAGAGGTACGTTCAACTTCTGGCATATACCCGGCTCAGACTTTGCACAGAAGGAATGGCAAGCGGTAGTCGGTAGATTCTTGGTTGAAGCTGGCCCATTCCTGGATAATGAGTTAGGACAGGCGGCATTAAAATTCTTTAATGATCACCCCGACGGCCATCCTGAAATAGCACCGGAAGGGTGGGGGTGTTCTCCTGAATATAGGTACTTACCAGAGGAGCGCAAAAGCGGAGTTTATGAAAACATTTGGATAACTCGAACATCGGCCTTGCCGCGGATGGCAGCGGCTAATGTTTACACGAAAGGAACTATCATGGCAGTAACAGAGCAACAGGAAAAGGCAGGTAAGGCGCTCTTTGGTGAGGACTTATATGCCAAGATTGTTAAACCAGCAGAGGCTACGACGAAGGAATTAGAGGAATCGGGAGTCGCTCATAAAGAGGTGGCGACAGAGGTAAAGACTGAAGTCGAAGTACCCGTAGCCGAAATCGCTAACGAGGTTGTCAAACTAATTGACTTAACCGCATTTGGTGAGGCACTGACTCTCATGGGTCAGCAATTAGTGGAGGTGCAAGGCGAAATTAAAGCACTCAAGAAAACAGAGGATATTAAACAAGATACCGAAACCCCGCGTTTTGTTTGGTCGATGGTACAACGGGCCAGCCAAGCCGAGGGAACTAAAGTTGCAGATGACGACGACTTAAAGAATCAGAAGCCTGTGGAAGCACAGGTAACAGACAAGTCGGGCGCTGCGGCTTTCTTTCCAGCGCGTTAGGGGATAATAATGGATGAATCTAAGTTTGCTCAAGAGCTGGCTAAAGCCCTAGCCCCACTCGTCAGCGGTCAAAGCGGTGGCTACGCTTACGGCCAAAAAGCTACAGGTACACCAACGCTGGCGAACTACCTGTATGAGAATGGCGGCTTGTTTGGTCGGTGTGATGGGACTAGCACGCTCATCAATGCTCTAGTCGGTCCTATCGGATACGAAAAAGTATTAACGTGGGTTGGCACTGACACCGAGCGTGAGTTTGTGGATGCCTGGTCTGATATTGATATTACCTCCGGTGAACAGAGTACCGTCTGCGGTAACTGTCAGACAGCCTCGATGCGGGCTTGTGCTCAATTCTACTGTTTTGGTCGCTTCTGTCGTCAGTCCCAGGAGCTACAGTTTGATCGTATCGGCTTGCGTGCTAATGCCGGTGTGCCCATTCGGAATTTGTTTGGTTCAATTACCGGGCCCGATGGCAGCGTACTCGTACCGCAAGGTGCGCCTTTGTCTGACGACTTCTACGTTCAAACGGCACTTGTCGGCTACGCACTGCGACTGCGAAATGCTCAACTTCTATGGAGTGGAAATCCAACTAACAACGCTGGGGCCTACTCGGAGTTTAGCGGATTCCAACTGCTCGTAAATACGGGTAAGTTTGATGCTTACACCCAACTTGCCTGTAATGCGCTGGACTCCTTCTTGCTCAACTTCGCCAACAATGCGCCGGCTGCTGATGGGACATATGCGATTCGCCAATGGTTCCACCGCATAATGAACCAGTTTAGAATCCGTGCTGATAGAGCGGGACTCGATTGGGACACGGCGGCAATGGACATCGTAATGACGCCGAATCTGTGGGACTGTATTGCGCGGGTATATGCCTGTGCAGGCGTTGATTTGTGTACGCTGACTAATGCACAAAACAACACGGTTCAAAACGCAGATCAGGCACAGAGTCGCTATGAGCAATATCTGAGTACGATGCAATTGCCAATTGATGGCAAACTGTACCCAGTGGTACTTGACTCTCAGATTCCCGAAACAACGGGACAGGCTAACGGTATTTGTAGTGACATCTACTTCATCACCCGTGAAATCAGCGGACGTACCATCACTTACGGTAACTATCAGGATTTCAACAAAACCTATGGTCGGACTCGTAACGAAATGGTATCCATGTTCGGCAGCGACGACATTGCTATTACCGACAATGGCCGCTTCTCGTTGGTGCGTTCCAATGAACGCGGGTGTTTTGACATTCAAGCTTACACCAAGCCGCGCATCGTTATGGAGATGCCGCAACTGAGCGGGCGTATCCGCAACGTGTGTTGCAATGTGCTAGGCCAACCGTTCCCGGACCCAACGGGTAGTGGACGCGTATACGAGTTGGGTGGGGGCAGAACTACGACTCCTGTTCCGACGCTTTATGGAACAAGTGGACAGGGGACTTGTTAGACAAGTAACAGAGGCTACATTTACAAATATAACTCACAAAGGGGGAGAATATTCTCCCCCTTTTACTTTGGTTGACACTACACTGTTTTAGTGTTATAATGGTGAGATACTAGGCAAGGAACGGACTGGCTTGGCTCGGCGGGGCGGTGTCAGGCAAGGCAGCGCAAGGCAAGTCAAGGTACGGCAAGGCTAACAAATGACAGTATATATTCTTCGACAATCAGATTCAGACTATTTCAAGATTGGCTATACTGATAAAGAGAGTCCCGATTCCAGGCGTCAATCTTGTCAAACGGGGAATCCACGTCGGCTACATGTGTACTGTGTAATGGAGGGAGCGCCTATAGATATTGAATCTAAATTACATCAATTATTAATTAACTACCGTACAGATGGCGGTGAAGAGTGGTTTGAGATACCCGAAATTAAATTAAAAGAAGTTTTAGATATAAAGGAGCTAACTTATGATAATGAAGTCATTCAACGACATCTTGGAGCGCAAAGTAAAGCTGGAAGGGCTAACAGATATTATGTTCGACCGCTACTCAGGCGACAACAAGACTCAACTTCCAGTCGAAGCGAAGTTTTACTTTCTGAAAGATGGCAGGACACTGTGCCTACCAGCTATCAACCTTCAATCCTTCTTATCGGCAAAGAATACTACCAGCGTTTCAAAATTGATAGGGGGCAAGGGATGGGGAGCGATGGCAGACGCAATGTTGAGTTATGTCCAAATCAACCCCCAATACATCCCCCTAATTCGGAATAATCAGCCGATAGTATTTAATGGCTTTACAAATGGGCAGGATACCGAATCAAGCACTTATGTACATCGTAGCGTTGCACGGCTAAAGGGCGGTATTCCTAATCCTAAAGAGCGTCCAGTTGTAGAATTACCTTGGGAAATTGAGTTCTCAATCTGCTTAATTAAAAATAGCGTGGTTGATGAAACTCTTTTGCAAACTGCTTTTATGAAGGGTGGTTTAGCTTTAGGCTTGGGTACATTTAGAGGTTTGTTTGGTAAGTTTCGGGTAGTTGCTTGGGGCTAACTTTCAGGGCACGGCTCGGCTCGGCTTGGAAAAGCGGGGACAGGCGAGTCGGGGCACGGTCGAGCATGGCGAGTCGAGGTGATGCGAGGCATGGCAAGGTCGAATCTAATTCGACCTTTTTTGTTGACTACTCACTAAACTTGTGATATAGTGATATTCATCAAGGTGGGGTGGGGCGGGGTGTGGTGCGGCGCGGCTGTGCATGGCGGGGCCAGGTAGGGCACAGCAAGGCAAGGCTAGAGATGGTCAGATTCACTCTTGAAATATCCAAAGAATTAAATGACTGGCTTATTGAACAGGCTAGGCTAAATCTCCGTAGTAAAAGCAAGCACATTGAACACTTGCTTAAATCCCTGATGAAAACTCAAGAAGAAAAAGAACTACTACGGAGTAATGGTCAATGAGAGTAAATAGTTTAACCGTGTTGCATTATGGTAAGTCATATTTGAGCTACGCTTTGCGCTCTGTTAGAGAGTCAGTAGAGCGTAGCTTTATCATTTATACCCCACATCCCTCCCATGGACACAGAACGGACATGCTACCCGTGGAATCGCGTGACGAACTGATGGCTTCGATTCCGGCTAACGAATGGGACAAGATAACGTGGATAGATGTTGATCAGTTCTGGAATGAGGGAGCACATAGAGACTATGCTTTATCGGTAGCCTCACAGAATGCTGATCTTGTGCTTGTAGTTGACTACGACGAAGTGTATCATCCCCACGTTTTAGATAAGATACTAAATCATGTCTGGCAAGTAAACGGTGCTAGAAATTGGCTAGTAAACATGCTCCATTTCTGGCGTAGCTTCAATTTTGTCTGTCGTGACAACAACTGGCCCGTTCGCATCATTGATACTCGGCATAGTAGTGGGACTGGCTATGTGCCGAAGGAGCTGGGTGACATTTTTCATATGGGGTACGCGATTCGAGATGAAGTGTTACGCTATAAAATGAGTGTGCATGGCCACAAGAATGAACTGCGTCCTAACTGGTTTGAGGAAAGGTGGCAAGCATGGCCTCCCCCTGACGATTGTCATCCGACCAATGGTAAAAATGACGAGGGCGTGGGCTGGTGGAATCCTGAGCCGTTTGACAAGCGGGAGTTACCGTATGTTTTACACAATCATCCATATTGGAACCTTGAAAGGATTGAATGATGCCTCTAGTGTCAGTAATAATTATAATCGCAGTGATTGGAGTAATTGTATGGGCAATTAACAAGTACGTGCCCATGCCTGACAATTTCAAGACTCTATTAAATATCTTGGCGGTAGTTGGTGTGATAGTCTGGCTTTTATCCTTGTTCGGACTTATACCCGACTTAAACGTGATTCGAGTCGGCGGCTAAATGCCAAAAGTAAAGATAACAAATGTAGCAAAGTTTAGAATGTTGCCTCTATTTCATAAAGATGGATTACTGTTCTTTTCTTGGCTTGGTTACAGGGGCTATATTGAATATGCATGACTCCTAAGCCCCTATCTATCTTACTTCATCTGTGCTTTTATCTTTGGTCTGACTTGCTACATATCTGGTTTAATTGGCTATGTCATTATTGCTAAGAGGCGCAAGCAATGAGGTGGTTAGGATGAAGTTTGAGTACCTTACCTTCTATCTAGGTGAATTGAACGACCCTAATCAGGATGACACGTTAAATAACTTGGGCAGCTTAGGATGGGAACTTGTTACTGTTCTCCTGATAATGGATATTGGATGTATTGCCTACTTCAAGCGTCCTTTACGTACCAAGTCGGAAGCTGAGATACTGGCACATTTTGACTACCCGCAACAGGATAGAAGATCGGAAGTATGATTTACATTTATGGTTTGTTTGACCCTAGAAATTTAGAGCTAAGATATATTGGTAGAACCTTGCATTTGGATGCACGATTAAAACAACATATCGCGGATGCTAGGCATGGCAGAGACAGAAACTCACATAAGAACCATTGGATTCGGCAACTTCTAAATGAGGATTTAGTCCCCGCTATGGAAGTTTTGGAAGAATGTACTGAGGATAATTGGCAGGAATCCGAAAAAGCATGGATAGCCGATTGTAAAAGGTTCAACGTGAGATTAGTCAATATAGGACTTGGGGGCGAGAATCCTCCTGGATTTAATGACTTACCTGAATACCTAAAAGAGCAAGTCAGACAGAGAATGAGTCAAACTAGAAAGGGCAGACCTTCGCCTAACATCGGGCGGGAATGGTCGCAAGAGTACAAGGATAAAATGAGTCGTGCTTTGTCTGGACAGAATAACCCCATGTATGGATTAAAGGGGGAGAACCATCCTGCTACCGGCTATAAGCATACCGACGAAGTTAGGGCTAGAATGATGGGCAATAAGCACCTTCTAGGGCATGTACCTTCTGAGGAAACTAGAAAAAAGATAGGTGATGCCCATAGAGGAAGAGTTCAAACTGAATCTGATAAGACCAAGAAGAGTCTATCTCAGAGGATGCACCATGCTACTAAGAAGGGATTATCAGAAGCGGTACTAAATCTACAAAAAAGTTACTTTGGCTTATTTAATGAGTATCATCCTAAATACCCGCATCCATGACTAGCATTTACTTTGTAAAAACAAGACACACATACGAGAGTTACATAGATTTTTTTACGCTTGTTTCTTTGAGTGGATTCGAGACTATTTACGTAGATGAAGTGGATGTATCAAAAGAGGGTGTCTATATCGTTTGTCCGATGAATGGCGAGTGGCGTCCCCATATTGACAACCAAAGTAATAAGTCTCGCAATGCTCATCTAATACTGTGGAATCTGGAACGTCCTTCAGGCTCAGCCGGCAGTGTTGGTAACTATGGACAGTCTAACCGCGAACTGATTTACCAACGCCATTGCGATGAGATCTGGGTGAGCGACAAACGTCTAGCCGAGGAAACTCAACTCCGCTTTGTCGTACTTGGCAGCGATGAAGGACTTGGTAATCCCGGCGACGAAAAGAGATATTCCTTCTGTCATATGTCCTATCAAGTGCCACGGCGCTCTAGCATTTACAGCAAATTCAACCCTGACCACATCGGCCCTAACTGCTGGCCGCCCGAACGCGATGAGGTACTGAGGCACTCCAAGTTTGCTCTTAACATTCATCAGGATATACATCCGTTTCAAGAACCATTGCGCTTGGCTCTGTTTGCGGCTTATGGACTGCCAGTGATAACAGAAACCATATTCGATGCTTACCCTTGGGGTGACGATGTGTGTATTTTTAGCGGGTATGATACGATTGTCAGCAGACTTAAACAGGTATTAGATGAGGACTATGAATCTT